GTGTTTCAACCAAAGGTTCTCCACCCAAATTAAAGGAAGTATTAAAGATGATAGGACAACCAGTTCGTTCAAAGAATTCCGTGATGATTTCATGGTAAATTTTATTTTCTTCTGGAGTAACTGTTTGAATCCTACATGTACCATCAACATGAATGATAGCAGGAATCTTTTCTTCAATACCTTCTTGACACTCAACAGCATACATCATATGTGGAGTCTCTTCTAGACCACGAAGATCAAACCATTCATGTACATGATCCTTAAGAATAGAACCTGCGAATGGTCTAAAGTATTCTCTTCTCTTTATCTTATTAACAATATCCTTTCCATTAGGATCAGTTGGATCATATAGAATAGAACGATTACCAAGTGCTCTTGGACCTGCCTCAGATCTTCCTTGGAAGAGTGCAACAATATTTTTATTAGTAATAAGGTCTATAACATCTTTATGAATAGCACCTTGAACTATAGCACCATACTTGTCAGCAGTATCCTGAATCTCTTCTAGAGTATAATCATACTTAGGTCCAAGATATAATGTACTACGATCTACAATAGTATTATCATTAGTAACCTTATAGTAATGATACAATGCAGCACCAACCGATGTACCTGCATCACTAGATATAGGTTCTACATATAGATTAATACCTTCATCTTTTAACTGTTCTCTATAATAATAATTAGCAACACAATTCAATCCATACCCACCAGATACAACTACATTTGGATTACCTGTAGACTTAGCAGCAGTACGAATTAAATGTAGTACTGCATCTTGAGTTTCTTTTTGCACAGCATATGCCATGTCTCTACGGTTCTGCAACCTAGAATAATCACTGCTTTCTATATCTTCAGGAGTACGAAGTTCATCACATAAACTCTGATCTACAATAGAAGAGTTTGGATAGAATGGTATGAATAAATCTTTATTCACTGGATGATAATCACCAGTTGAATACTCAGAAAAAATAGGAGGAATATTATCGTTAGGTTTACCATAAGGAGAAAGACCCATAGTCTTCCCTGCTTCAATAGCTTCCCATCCACAATACTGTGTCACTGCCTCATATGATTTTACAATGCCTGTAGTACCATCTAATAGTAAATAAGATCCATCGGCATCATCTGGATCCCACTCAGGAACATGCTTTGGATTAACCATCTTAACAGATGCTCCATTGCTACCACAGTGTTTATAGAGACCTTTAATACCACCATTCTTAGGATAATCACAACCATATATACTCTCAACCTCATAATATCTCATAGGACTATTTTCATAATTAAAATCCAAGAAAGATCCTGCACCATCTACTATAACTGCAGTTGCTGATTCAAATCCAGACTTATAAAAAGCACATGCAGCATGAAGTTTATGATGTATCAATCCATAATCTATAATTTGTGGATGAGGTTCTTCATGTCTAGCAATCAATCCTAACTTTCTTGCTAGACTATGATAAACATTTTCACCAGTATACTCCATCCGTCCAACACCAGCTTCAGTAACCAACTGAGTATGAGCAAGTACAAGATAATCTAACTTATCTGTATACTCTTTAACCTTAAGTAAAGCAAGTAAAGGTGCTCCATCATACTTACCACGAGTTAATCTCTCTTCTTCAATATGAAATACAATTTCATTATCTTTCATTAAACATACACTACCGTTATGTCCACGGCTAATTGCTGCTATCCACATTGTCATGATCCAAACCCCTTGCTAGTATTGTTGTCGCAACATGATTGTTGTTGCGTATCTGGTACACCTTGACCTTTATAATCTCTAGGTTTACCTAAACCCTTTCTACAACTTGTAATTACTTTCTTCACATCCTCGTCTGTCATCTCCATACATTCATCATTCATCATATCCTGATAGTCTTCCTGTGTCAACCTGATAGGAGAAAATGTTCTCTTATTCTCACCAAGATCAATGATATCAAATTTAGGATCCTTTGGATAAGATATATTAATAGGATATGTAGAACCAATAACAGCAGTAACAGTAGTATCAAGAGACTTAGCCATGTGTTGACCAACACTATCACATCCTAAGAAATGATCTGCTTGTCCAATAATCCCTGCCCATACACGAATGTCTGCTTGAGGCCAAGCAACAGGGATAGCATCCTTCTTATCAGTAGGTTCAATAGGGAATTGAAATTCACACATTATTATAACACCATAATCTTTCTTAAGATTATTAATAATGTCTACAATATATGACTGGTGAAAACTTCTAGAAGATTGATCTATTATAAAATCCCCTTGCACCATTGCTCCTCTACCAAATGGTTGAACAACAATAACTTTATCCTTACCACTCTTTGCTTTAACTTCCTCTACAGTATTGATAGCAGTAATTGCTTCTGTCTTTGACAATTTAATATTTGGAGTAGGAAGTTCTCTAGGTTCTTCTAACCCATTAATCTCCATGTCATATGCTTGAGCAATACTACACTTCTGATTATAGTAATGCCACATCCTATATGGTTCAGGAGTAAGACAGTCACGCATCTTAAGTTTGTCATCAAACAAACCTTTATGCCAACTATCATAAGAATACTTATGTAAAATAGGATGACCTCTAAAGAAATTCATCCCACCTTCAGCAACTATAACAAAGTCGTCATGACTCTCTGCATATTTTTCAAGTGCAGGGATGGAAGCAATGACTCTACCTGCTCCACCATTAATAAAAAATGCTTTTGATCTCATACTATTCACAACAGTAGTTTATATAGTCATGGTTTTATGGTGTAATTATACACCATTTTGTACCATTATTCAACCCTACATGAATAGGATCTGATTCATACGATTATACCCTTGAGTATACTGACCCTCTACATACCAAGATTGTGAATGGAATACATCTGTTTCATACATTAGACATCTATTATACTTCATTTCAATATCAACTTCAACTTTAAAATTTTCCTTTGCCCACTCTTGAAGTTCATTAAGAGGTAAATGTAAAGGTAACGATTCTCCTGTATCAAAGTCTATTGGCATCTCACAACAACAAGAACCCTCATAAGAATAGAAACTAGTACCACCTTGACATTCCTCTGGAGTATTTAAATATATCACAGATGCATGTGTGTTTTGATATGGATGAAGAGAATCTTGATGAGGAATACAATCATGTAACGCTAACTGTGGTCCATCAGTAACATTACACATAAATTGTTGTTCATCCCAATTCCAATTCCAAAGATGCTCTGGTACTTGTCTTCTAGATTTCCAAAGATGTTTTTGATCTCTCCAATGAGCAAACTGAGGTTCTAATTTCCTACGAACTCTTTGATCCTTCTCCCATACCCTTGCACCAGGAAATTTAGCAATCAATTGAGGATGGGTTTCTACAGTCTTTAATGGAGAATCTATACAGTATTGACGAACCTCATCAGGATTTTTATAAAAATCATCGATGATTAATATATTTCTATCTTCAGCACCAATACCAGACACTAAAGTGATATCAAATTCTTTGTTAAGTTCAAACATATTAGAACATAATATTTCCTGAGACTGATATTCTTTCGACATCAGGAGTTTTAAAAGGTATTACCATATGCTGCAACCATGCAGGAAATATAAAAATATCCCCTGTATTTGGTGTAAATACTCTTTGATTACATAACATAGGCATATCCTCACCGTATGTAAATGCTATCTGACCTGGTTTATGACCTCTAGTATTCTCCCATGCTTCAGGTTCTTCTATAATTTCTTGAGGTACATTTAAATAAAAAACAAAACTTAGAGAACCCCCATGATTATGTAATGGATTAAAATCATGTTGCTTTTGATAGTTCACCCACAAATCAGAAAAATAATGAGGTCTATCTCTAAAATTTTCACCAGACATATCTAAGTATGATCCAAGATATGTATGTACCCAAGGAAATAAGACTTCCTTAATCCATTCCTTATCATCTTCTTTAAAGTCCCACTCATCTTTCATAATACCAGCTAACTTATGCTGTGCATTATACTTTGGATTACCCCTTACACTATCTGCTCTCTTTAATATCTCTTCTACAATAGTAGGTAGTAATTTACTTTGCCATAAAAATGGTCCCCAACTAGAAGCTTGAGATTCAATGCTCGTGGGGACAAATTTGTTTTTCATTTTATAAAATCCTGTAGGTCAAAAAAATCCTGGAGAAAATTTTCCCGAATTCTGGTAATCAAAAAGTCAATTTCGTTTTGGGTTTAATATCCTGTCTCTTGTACTCCTGCAGACTCACTGCCATCCTCTTGTTCATGCATGTCACCATAGATTGTAATACCAGCACCGATCTCACCTGGATCATGAGGCCATACAATTAAGTGAGTTGCAGTACCAACACCTGCCCATGCAGCAGGAAGATCTCTTAACTTCTGTCTCCAATCCAACCAAGGTTGCACAACTGCAGTTGGAGCATCACTCATAGCAACTTTACCATCACTATCTGACAACAACTCATTTCTGTGTTTTCTAACATCTTCCCAACCATAGTATCCATGATCACCTGGAGTGTCACTAGCGAACACTGGATCAGACCATCTATTATTTGTTTGATCCCAATGGAATGCTGCTCTATTAAATACTTCTCCAAAATGATGTGGGTCAGGAATATCTGGGTTAGGATCTTCAGCAGGTCCAGCGATAACTTCTATACGCTCTGGTCTAGGATGCTTACATCCCCACCATGCTAGTGCATGTAATGGATACTTCTCTACTTCTAATAATACTGTTTGAACACCAACAGCAACGGGTCTCTCTGCCCTCTTAGTATTAGGTTCATATATGTCATAAAGTTCTTTTGCCTTAGCATGAGGTGCAGTATACCACTCAGTTATGAGTTTATCTGGACCTTCATAGGTAGCTATCCCCACATTAGTAGGGTCTTGATTGTCTTTATTCCATTCCGAAGGAACTGGAAATACAACTGTCTTAGTGATGTTTGCCATTGTTAGTTAAAGTTCCTCTTGTTATTTATTGCCAGTAGTTTATGACCACTAAGCCTGAACCACCCCAGCCACCCCAACAGCAGCTACCTGTTGTAAATGGTGAGAATCCACCAGCACCAGGGAACATTCCATGTCCTTTACAGCAACCGTGGTGTGCTCCAGTACAGTTGTCGTTTCCTATGAAACTACCTGCTGCCATTGGTGCTCCACTAGAAGCAGATACTCCGTACCCGTCAGTTCTACAGTACTGAGTATTGTGTCTCGATCCAGAAACTCCAGGAATTCCAAAGTCACATCCTTTAGGGCATGAACATTGTGATATACATGATTGACACTGCCTAGGAATTGTACATGAGTAGCAACCTCCAGCACACTGATGCCATCCCCATGATCCACCTTCCACACAGAAGTTACTTAATCCACTTCCTGACACATAAGAAGTACATCCTCGGAATCCACAGCAGTTAAACCCACCGTTGAATCCGCAACAAGAGCACCTATTAGTACCACCAGAGCAAACTGTATATGCTGTACTTCCTGAAGTAAAGTCTCCTTTGTAAGAATGAAGTGTTCTAACAGCGTAAGCACCAGAACCACCAACAGGACCATTACCACAACAAATACCAGGAGATCCAGAACCTCCACCAGCAGTAATCTCAAACCTAACTGTTGTTGTTAGAGAAGGTACTGTCCAGTACAGGCAACAACCACCGTTATTGTTAGACCAATGATTGCAGTTCCAAACGATGCATTGATGGGATACACCCGTCGATACACCCGTCACCTGTCCAGGTCCGACACTATTCTGTAGAATAGCTTCGGTTCCGTTTATCTTTTTATATGTTTGATAATTAGCCATTGGCTTACCAGTTCTGTATTAGTATTTAGCAGGAGTATAACAAAAAGGAAGTGTGTTACTCCCTTTATCAAATATTAGATGGTGATAATTCTCCATCCTTCTGTTCCATCATAGAACACAAGTTCAAATGCAGCACCTTCAGAATTAACTGTCATGTTTGCAGCATCACCCATAATTGGGTTACCATTTCTATCAATGGTTAATCCGTTTGAATCAAAACTCTTCTTAACATCGAAGATTCTAACGCTATCACCCTTAACAGGTGTTGCAGGTAGAGTAGCAGTGAAACTACCACCAGATGTATCAGCAAATAATTGCTGTCTATTTGCAAGAGTTACATTACCAGTTGCATCCACATTAGCGTAAGCACCTAGAGGTAACCATGCACTACCGTTATAGAATTCAAATCCATTTGCGTCAGTGTCGTAACGAAGACCACCTGAATAAAGATTTGCACCAGTAGGTCTAGTTGCCTGAGTACCACGAGGAGGTACGATAATACCAGATGTACCATCCATTCTTGCACGAGTTAAGAATCCACGAACTGCTTTCTCTGTAGGACATGCAGCGTTAGAGTCTCCACCCATTGTTTCATCGGAGGAGAACTCACTAATAGATTCACCAATCTGACCACCAATAGCACCCAGTTTCA